ATTAGTAAATGAGGGAGAACCAGGTTTGCTGAATGTGTATGATTCATTAGTAATATTTGAAAATATGTATCTTCTTAAACTAGAACCAAATTGAGGATTCATATATATTTCACCTTGATCTGTCAATAAAAAATTAATGATGTTTGATCTAATTTGATCTCGAGTTGTGAAATTAGAAGTAAACACAGCATCAGTCCCGTAAAAAGAAAGGGAAGATGATATACCATGAAATGGAATTTGCAGTCCTATTATAGTTGAATAAGCTCTAGAACTAGTTGTAAAATTCTCAGTTGTATATTGTGATACTCTATACGCCATTATTTATTATTCATTATTCCCATTATTTGATCTAAACTTACTTCTCCGCCTGGTAAACTTGATCCCTCACCCGCTGTATTTACTGGAGGAGGAGTGTAAGTAGGCTGTGCATGTGATGAATTAGCAGATATCACTGTGTCAAATTCACCTCCAATCATACTTCTTAAGTTACGTTTAAGATCATGATTCACAGTTGAAGTAACTGGTTGGTGGTAGGTAGGAGCAGGAGCATATGTTTCCTGTACTATTGCTTTAGGTGATTTAACTGCTTCAAGCAAAATATCTTTTAATTCTTCTTGAATTACTTCACGTACTGCTTCTTTTATTAGTTTTTTTAAACTGTCGATTTTCATATGATTATAAATATTTGATTATTCAGCTGTTATATTAGGATTTGAATCTATTATGAATTTTAATTGAGATACTAATACTGATGGATCAGAAGCAAAAGATGGTTCTGTTTTTAGTACTGGAACTCCTTGTGGGGTTAATGCCTGGGCATAACGTTGTATGTATTTACTTGTGTTTTGTTGGTTTATGACTACTTCAAGTGTAAATCCTTTGTAAGTATTATTACTTCCATTTTCAGGGGATTGTGTGGCTTCAATTGTTGGGTTAGCTAATGCATTAATTTCATCATTTATTTGCTCAAAATCCATATCTTGGTCTTCAGCACAATGTTGTAATAACATATCTAATGAATTTAATAAATCAATTATTTTACCTAAAAGAATACCAAATGAACCAACAGATAAAGTTAATATAGTTACTGTTATGCCTGCTTTAATTAATGATTCTTGAAGTAATCTTAACCCATCAGCTAATGTAGCTTGCTGCCCTGCTGTGAGTGGGGGTAGACCTAATGGTGGGATACCTATAGAAGGATAAGGAAGGGCTTTTGCTAATGATACCCCTATTGTTAACGCGGTTATTACTGCGGTTGTTATAGCAAGTGTTTTTGTTAATGTATTAATTATAGTATATATATTATTTAATTGCTTTACTAATGAATTTCTTTTTTTAATAAGACTACTTATTTTAGCAGAAGAGGGGCAACTAATTAATGATTTTAGTTGTTCAGGAGATAAAGGTAGTTTTTTTATTATAGCTTGTAGAGCAGTAGCTCCAAATGATGCTAATAATGTTAATACAAAAGGTATTAATGATACTTTAATAAGTTCCTTTTTAGCATTAATTGTATTAGCTATCTTATCTTGGACTGATAGTTGGGGTTCTAGTTGGGCTTTTAATTGGCTATTTTCTTTTTGCTTTAAATCATCATTAGTTTGGAGTGTAGTTAGGTTGATAATATCTGGGGTTTCTATAAGAGTAATCCGAGGTAGATTAAATTCATAGCCATCTATTGCTCCTTCTGTAGGTTGGATGTTAAGGTCTTCAGGATTATATGGCTCTGAGGAGGTGGTAGGAGGTGGGGTGTTGGTGGTATTATTATTTTGAGGAGGGTAATACTCACCATCAAAACTAAACCCAAAATTATTTCCTTCCTCTTTTATAGTAGCTACAGCACTATCTACAGTATATGTAATAGTACTAAATTTTCTTTCTCCTATTAATCTTAGGTTATTTCTAACATCAACATATATAGTATCACCATCATATCTTCCTAAGTATGTATAACTTACATTCATTATTTATATTTGATTAGTTATTTGTAATAAATATGCAAAAGATACGGAATTATGTTTGGCTTTCCAAGTTATGTTTATTATATTTATAATATAAAATAAAGGTTATGAAAAAAATATTAGTTATTATCAGTTTATTAGTCGGGGTAAATGGATTTACCCAAACACAAGATACTTTAAAAACGGAAGCCTTTAGTTTTGAAGAAACACTAAATGAAGCTTACGCAATGGGGCATGTGCATTCTGATTTATGGTTTTTTACTTTAGCAAATTACTGGGGTGTAAGTTTTGATATGATTGAGTGGGATTGGGGTAATTATGATTTTTATGATTACACTTTTAAATCTATTAAATACTGGTATTATAAAGTAGATTCTGAGGGGAAGAGAGTGTTTACATTGATTGAAATGGGGCCAAAGGAGGCATATGAGTTTTTTAAAAATAAAAAATAATTGTTACCCACCACCACCCGAACCTTGTGGCCAATTATGAAATGGTTGATCACATACAACATAAGCCCACTGGGATGCTAGTCGTACTGGGTCGCTACTAATTCCTATTGCTGTATTACCTAGCCCATTTGGTGTAAGTCCACATTCAGGTAAAGTAATATCTATTGCTACATCTCTTTGGTATCTTACATCTATACCCGCTATTTTAACATTATTATCAATTAAATTTTGAAAAAATCGTTCTATACTTCTAGATTTATATTCATATGGGTCACTTGATGTAACGGATCTTATTGATACTGAACCATCAGGATTTTGGTAATCGATAGTAAATGCGTCTGGGTAATCGGTTAATAACCTATCAAAAGCCTCTATAAGATCTATATTTTTTCGGAGGCGCGATTCAGTATAACTTGGGTTTAAAGTATTCTTTAATTGTTTTATGTAGTATTTTAAAGAATCTGTATTATACTCATTTATATCAGCCGCTGTACCACCACCGTATATATTTTTATTTATAAGAGTAGTATAATTTAATTTTAATCCAGGAGTTGTAACATCTAAAAAAGCAGTGCTTTTATTATTACTAAGATATAAAAACATATATATGAATATACTCCAAGGATTTCTAATATCTTCTTCAGGGACACCTTCAGAGAGCATAGACCGAAAAATATAATATGGTAAAAGATAATTATTAAAACCAAATCTATCAGGTATTCCAAATGCGATAAAACTAATATATTTTGCGTTTGAGGGTATATAAGGGATACTTTTTATCTCCCCAGCGGATGCAGGTGTTGGGGTAACATATGTTGTAATACATAAACATTTTCTTGGTTTAGCAGATACAGATACATATTGATAATCGGTGTAATTAACCCGACCACTAGTGCTAGGGTAAGCAGGACCATTAACTTGTAATGAAATAGTTGGATCATAATAACCAATCCATCTTCCTCCATCTAATTTAAATAGATCATTTCTTACATGCTGGTTTAAATAATTTACTCTTCTTCTAGCTAGTTCTTTTTGTTCTGTAAGAGATTTCCCATAATTAGAATTTTTGGTTTTACCATCAGGGAGGAATAGTTCATTGTCCGTGTTTGGAATTTGTGATTCAGAACCTGTGATTACTAAGTCTATAAGGATATTAGTATTAGCGCCATTTTTAAGAAGACCTTCTACTTCTTTCATATTAGAGTCAAATTCATCCCTTATTATATCCCCGGCATTACCTTTACCCCCTAATGATGTAAAATAATACTCACCACCTTTATATTTACCTTTTAAAAATATTTCTCCACCTTCTTGTGCTGAGATTTGGGTAAGGGGAGCGGTAATATTAGATGTAACACCGGGGTTAGAAATAGATCTAAGCTCTCTTCCGTCTTTAGTAACTGTTAAAGTAACGTCTCTAGTGACAATGGCTTCATCTATTTGTATTCTAAATTCTCCATTTTCATTAGTGAAAGAACTTCCACTACTTTGATAAACCACATTTCCTTGGGTTATTTGGATCTTAGCTTGGAGGATAGGTTTACCATTTTGGTCTCGTACAGTTCCTTTAAATATATTCATATTATACTGTTTTAACTGTTTTAGATAATAAATCTTTACTATTAACTACATTGGTAATATTTTTACTTAATGTTTGAGCATCTTGTGCTATTGTATTTAAGGATATAATAGGTGCCCCCATACTATCCGTAGCTACAGAAAATGCTATACCTAGTGTATTTAAAAAAGTAGATATACTTGATAATACTTGGTTTAGATTTTCACCTAAAACTAAAGATTGGATTTGAAGTCCTTCAACTCCTATAGCTGATCCTAAGTATACAGTTGGGGCTGAAATAGATATCTGGTTTGCTCCATCTATTCCAATTATATCATTAGATGTTAAATGCATTGATTTTTCTGAGCTTAGAATTATAGAGTCAGATTTAGCATTAAATACTAAACGTCCTGAGTTTAATGCTATTTGGTTTCCTTCATATTGAGAGGGGGAAGTAGGTATAGATGATGTAGCTTTATCAAAAGAATCATTAATATTACTAACAGTAAATAAAGGTAATTTTTGAGTAGATGTAAGATAAATAGATGAAGCATCATTATTTATTTCTTCTAAACGAGGTATCCATGGTTCTTTAGGATCAGATCCTTGGCCATTTCTTAAAATAGTAATAGGATCACCATTATCACCAACAGAAGACCATTCATTAGGTATATTAGCATCAGTAACAGTTGAACCTAATCGTATTGAATTACCCCATCTACCTTCATATATTATATCACCTTCATATGGTAATAAAGGATATGTATTTATTTTTTCTTTAAATGTTGTACCTAAATAGACATCAGAACTATCATCTGTAATTTGGCGAAAATTACCATCAGTTGTATTTAGATAATCATCTGCTATATTTTGGGTAGCAGCTTGTTCTACTGTGGGGATACCATTATGGTGTTGACTATTCCATATATTGATAGGAGGTAAATAATAAGGTATTCTCTGTAATGGATTATCTAATAATTCATTACTAGGTAAATATAATACATATATTATCTCATTAATTAATGGGTAATTTTTTATATTTGCTTGAATAGGATAAGCTATTGGTTGGTCAGTATTAACTACAAGATTTCCAGTATAACCTAGGGGTACTTGATTAGTTATATTTGTTGTAAAAAATACTATACCAATACTACTCCATTCACCATATGTTTTAAATTTAGGGTGAGTATTATCTAATATGATATCTACTACTCGGGCGGGTGTGACCCCAAGTGTCATTTGAGATTGAATACCAGTATAACTAGAGTAGGATGGAGTACTATTTGAGGAACCAAAATTAACTTGAGCCATTATTCTTCAGTTTTAAATTTATCTAACTCCGCTAACAGTTGTTGTTTTTCTTCTTCAGATATACCAAAACTGCCATCGTTTGGCCCAGTACTATTATTCATAATACGTTGGATGATAGTAGCCATCTTAATTAACTGTTCATCATTTTTAACACTTATTTCTAAATATTCTTTAATTAAAGGAACAATAAGAGTAGCGTCACCTATCTCTTGTACAAGTGGTTTAAGTTCTGATATTAGGATAGATATTTGTTTGTCTTTCTTTTGTTGATTGGTATAAATCTCTTCTAATATATCAGAGAATTTTTTCTTACCAAATACAACATTGTCTAATCCATTCATAATGTTTTAGTTATAAATATGAACATTAGAAATTTGTGTATCCGTTTTCTAGATAAAAATAATAATGCTGTTTAAATATATTATATAATCTGTCGGCTATCTTAGTGATTTTAGGGGTTTTAGCATCAATAATCTCACGAATGTATATATATAGTGCTTTCTTATTAAAGACGTCTATATCCTCTCTCTTACGAAATAACTCAAGAATAGCATCTGCTATTTGAGCATCAATTTCTTTAGGAAATAAAGTATAAATATGGCTAGTGCAATGAGTAACATACTCATCTATAAAGTTAGATAACCTATCTTGAGACGAACCCTCATCTATTCTATAAGAAAAATCTTCATTTGATTCAATTTCTTCAATAGGTGCTTTATCCACTCGTTTCTTATAATTTTTAGTATTAGTAATAATTAAGTAACGTTTCGCAATAGTACCAAAGTACGAGAATGCTTTTGCTCCCCTAGCTGGGTTGAATAGATGTATTTTAGAAAGTAAAAATGTTATTACTTCATGTTGTAAATCTTGAATATTATCTACTTCTGTGTAATAAAATTTAAAAGTATGAATAATATTCTCTGTTAATTTAAAGAAAGCATAATGAATACGTTCACGATATATTTTATCTTTTAATTCAAAATCATTAGTTGTATTATACTCATTGATAGCGTTTTCTGTATCTTGGGTAAAATATTGAACACCTTTAGGTTTTCTTTTTTTAGCCTCTTGTATTTCAATCATAAATTTTTAATTTTAAAAGCATTTAATGTTTCTTGAATTTGCTTTATTTCTTGGAAAAAGAATCCTACTTCATCATCAGACTCAAATGAACCTTTATGATCTACTTCTTTAAGTTTTTTATCTGAAAATTCAATTAGGCCTGAAATTTTATTTAGGTACTCCATATAACCTGCTAAGATATCTTCTTGGCGTTCATTTTTCTTAAGAAGATTAAAGGTCGTGAATCCTAAGACCACGACCATTAAGCCTAATATTATTGTTACTACTATCATATATTATCTAACATATCCATTAAGCCTTGAGATTTAACATTACTTAATGTTTTAGTTTTAATTGTTTGTTTAGGTACTTTAGTGACAGCAAAATTATTTACTTTCTTAACTTCACCTTTTAATTTAGGATTCCATTCACGCTCAAATTCAATACGAGCAGCCATTAAATCAGCTTGATGAACAATATAAATTAATGAAGTACGTGGTTTTGTTTCTGGTGACCAAGACATTAAATATGGTTTATTAGCGTCATCATATAAACCATCATGTAATTTAATTGTTAACCACTCGTTTTTAGAAACTGAGATACCATGAGATAGTAGTAAATGTAAACTACGATCTGGTACTGACATGAATTCTAAGCGATCATTAAATTTATAGTCTTCACCTAACTTGTCTTTACGCCATTGGTCATCCTGAGGGATATATGCTTCATGGTGTTCATCACCCATTTTACCTAAATCATGGTTTAAGGCTGAGAATACTAATTCTTCTTTAGTATAAGTAGACTCGTCTACTCCCATTTCAACCCAAACATTATTTAATTTAAGAGCACAATCTACTACTCGTAGTACGTGATCTACGTAACCACCTGGGAAAGCATTATGATATTCTTTCTTATGAGCAGCAGGCATTAACATAATACGTTCTGAGTATTTAGAATAAAAATCTAATAATTGTGAGCAACGAGGTTCACTGATATAAGATTTAATAGTTTCTTCTAAATCTACCCAGTTTTGTTGGATTTGTTCCGCTGTTAAATTCATATTAATTATACATTGTTTGTTCAGACTCAACAAATAAACGAGTTTGTTCAATCATGTCTTTCAGTTTATCAATACCTTCTAAATATACTTCTAGAGGTTGTTCTTGCTTAACAATAAAATTTAATTGGTTAGCAAGATTATCCATCTTGTCTAATTGATGTAATACGTTGTCTTTATTTTTCATATATTTGTTATTTGTTTATATACCCGTGGCTACATTTTCACGTTCTTTATTTTCTATATTTTAGATGTTTCCTAAAACCCGTATCTATATAATACGAATTAGGACTTACAAGGCCAAGCTATTTTGAAGAGGGGTTTGCTATGTCTTGTATTTTTTTAAGAAGAGCACAATTCTCATATTCTTCTAAATCTTCAAAATGAGAAAGTGATAATGATAATGCTTTTAAAAAATATTCATCTGAATATAATATAAGACAATCACGATGCATTTGATTAGTGATATCTATCTTAGAAAGATAACTCATAGCCCTAGCAAATACCATTATACCACCAGCTAATTTAATATCATCTGTATCTAATTTAGGGTCAGATGATTCAAAAAATTCTATCATCTGTTTACTAAATACTTTATAATTTATAATTAACTTTTTAAACATCCCCATCCATACAATAGGATGTTCTGACATATCTACTTGAGTAGTAGTCTCATGTTCTTGCTCAGAGGACTTAAATAAGTTAAAAATATCATCAATATTCATATATCTAAATATATGTTAAGTAGGGAAATAGCGGCTTTAAGCCGCTTTAACCATCAAATCAACCCTTTAATAATTGTTTGATATGTCGAGTTTTTAACTCACTTATTTCGTTCTCTAACTGTTCTACTCGTTTAGTTAGAGTATAAAGATAAGTAATTGATAAAATTGTCTCAACAAGTAAAATAGCTGTTAATAATAACATAGTAATAAATTTAGTGCGCCCTACAAGATTCGAACTTGTGACCTTCACATTATGAGTGTGTTGCTACTAACCGCTGAGCTAAGGGCGCTATTTTAAGGGAGAGAACCCCTCTGTGTTGTGAGTAAGATTCTTACTTTCCAGTATGTTTCTCTCCTGTTCCTTCCTACTCCTTTCTCAAGGGAACAACACATTTTGTACTCAAGACAGGAGTTGAACCTGCACGAGCTGCCATTATAATGACCTTATCTTGTTCAGATAATTTTTTACTCACGTTGTTATAACCATACGTTGCGTCTACCGTCGACCAGGGCCTCCTGATCCTTTCGCCACTTGAGTGTAGAGCTTCTTGTAGGAATCGAACCCACTTATCCTGAGTACAAATCAGGTGCATCACCTTTTATGCTTAAGAAGCTTTTATATATGATGAATATAACATCCATTTATTGGAAAGCCAAACTCTTTTTGAATAAAAAAAGCCGGGCTTAACCCGGCTTTAAACGACTACTTATATTTTATCGTTATAGTTGCTCATCCGGGTTGGTAGGTGGGGTATCCGTGGGATTTAGCGTGTTATTCTTGGCTTGCTGTTTCATTTTAACAACGTTTTCTATAACAGTTAAACCTAATCCACCACCAGCAATTAACGCGATTGAATCGAACATGAATTCAGGTACAACGTGTTCTTCGTTCTTATACGCTGCAATGTAAGCTAATGAGATTACTACAGCTAATGCTAATAATGAAGCGAAACGCTTACTTGAGGTATCAGAAGATCCTGATAATAAATCTTTAAAGAATTTTTTCATAATGTGTGTTTTATGATAAATACCAAAGAGAAAGGAGCTTTCGCTCCTTTCTTAATTTACTTTCCTAATTATTTAAGCAGCGAACTCAGCCGCTAATTCATATAATTTAGCATTCAAATCTAAATCTTGTTTGAAGTTCTTAATCTTACGAGCCTTTCTAACTTTAGCTCCTGATTGATATTCAAACATACCTTGAGTGATCTTTTCTTGAATCACATTAAACACACTCCACAAATCAGAACCACGATCTTCAGGTCTAGTAGCTGTAGTTAAGGCGTTATAATCAATTGCGATATTTTGCGCTTGTTCCTCACCAAAACGTATTTGAACTGCTTTACGAGCAAAATCTAAAATTTGTTCTTGAGCTAGTTGTGTTTGTTTAAATTGATTCATTGACTCAACTGCTAACGGTAACGCTTCAACCATTGTACTAATAACAGTTTGCAACTCAGTAAAATCATATCCGTAGTGACGAATCTTCATATTTTCAAACTCTTGAGTTGAAATTACTAAACCATTCTCACAAATCATTCGAAACAAACCAGCTGTGAATGTAAATGCATTTTTACCATCATGACTATTAGTTAATAGAATTTGTGGAAAAACATTATCACCATCAGCACCTTCAATGAACAAATCATTATTACGGAACACTACTAAGTGTTTTTGGAAACCTTCACCTTTACGGGCGCGTACTTGTTTAGCGTCTACTACACCCCATCCTAGCTCTTCCATATCATCAATGATCTGTTTAGTTGAGATATGTGAATACTTTTGACTAGTGCCTGGAGCACTTGTAGTTGTGAAAATTGAACTTGCTTTCTCTTTAATTTCAGAAGCAGTTAAAAACGTGTTGTTGTTTAAATCTAGTGGCATAACCTTTATTTATTTATTTTATTTATAATTCTTGAATTAATGAACACATACGACCAATTGTGTTTCTGTATTTTTCTCTATAATCCATTCTCCATGGATCCTTATCTATATCTTGAGCTAAAAGAACTGCCTGGTCAGCATATATCTTTAATTTCTCAGATGTTGAACCTTCAAATTCACCTTCCAAGGCATCAATTGTAGGCACAATAAATATCTTTTGAACTGCCTTACGGCCTCTTTTTTTAGGTTCAGCTGTGCTTACTTCTAATTTAACTTCTTGTTTCTTTGTCCCGGGTGGGCGACCTCTTCTTTTTTCCATAACCTTTATTTGTGTTTTTAATTATACCTAAATATAACATTCTTATCCTGGTGAGCCAAACTCTTAACCGAAAATGGTAACCAAATAAGCAATTCCATAAACAATACTATATAGTAGAGCAAATGTAAGAAAACGCGCTTTAATTTCAATTAAAACTACTTTAATTCCTATACATTCAACCAAAATTTGGAAAATTGTATTCTTAGTATGAACATAAATCATATTCAAACATGTAATAATTGATATCAAATAAAGTGAATTTGTGAAACTCAAAAAATCTAAAACTTCCTTAATTGTGCTCATAACCGTTATTATTAATTATTATAAGCTAAATATAACATCCACTCACCAGGAAGCCAAACATTCAACCGGAAAGGTTACAGGGAGATACTAGAACGTTGAAAATTAATGGATTAGACGATTTCTAGGGTAACATCATCACCTACCTCACGAATCACTGCTAAAGCGTCCTGAGTAGCCACTACTATAGCTGAGTAGTTATCATCATCATTTAACCCAACTACTTGTATTAAACCAGCTTCTTCAATTACTTCCTCAATTGAACCTACTTGGTCAACGATTTCATCTAATTGAGCTACTTTAAGATTTGAAGTTCTCATTTCATATATACCATAATCTCCTTTAGATAGAGATAAACCTGATAATGCTTGTTTAATATCAAGTAATACTTGAGGTGGTTCAATAGATAATATCAAGTGATCTACTCCTATACCTTCCATCAAACTAGAATTACTTATATCTTCAGGTGTAAATGGAACTATAATTCCTCCTACTTCACCCCCAATAAAATTACCACTCTTTAAGCCTATAGGAGCTAATTTACTAATCCATAGACTCCAACTACCAGGGTATAAAATGTTATCTGAGAAAACTGTCTTATATGCTTCTAATAGCATAGTATACATCTTAACACCTAGTCCTTTACCGCGGTACTTCGGGCTTACATATGTTAAATGTATCTCTGCACCAGGTAGGCGATATGGTTTAGTACGCCCGGAATTCGCGTTGATATATATTTTTTCCACCTCTACTTGTCCTATAATATAATCATCTAAACTAGTGCCTTTAGTATTTACTAAATATAAAGTACCACGATAAGTAGAAGGAACTATAAACTCATAGTCACCATCAGATATAATAACACTCTTTTTAAGTATACGAGGGTTAAATATAGCACCAGGGATTAACTCATCATCTTCAAAGAATTCATCTTCAGGTATTTGAAAGTCCTCTACAAATGCAAGTAATACTTGTTCTAAAGTGACATTGTCATCTAGATTACCACCACGTAGGTCTAATTCTTTAAGTAAGTCGGTGAGTTTTATCATGGTTATAAATATTAGAAAAGTAAGAGAGGTCCATATGTGGACCCCATCTTATTGCACCTTAATACGTATATACGATTTATAGGCTAGCTATAATAGCATCACCAATAGCGTATAAAAGTGATAGTGATGACCAACCTAAGAAAAACCAAGATGATTTATACCAAAATGTTTTTGGTTCATCTTTCCAGGTGTAAATGTTGAGAGTGTGTAGGCCTGTTAGTAAGGCCCATCCAATAATTGATATCATATTATTCTATTGTTAAGTTATCTTCTTGTAACATTTCTCTAATAACGTCTCTTAGACGGTAACATACATCCATTTCTTCAGATGTCGCTTCTCCAGAGCCAGTGAGAGCAGCTCCATACTTATGGACACTACGTAGTTTTTGATCGAGTTCCCAAATGAAATGTCTATACTTGTGTCCGTCTATTGCAACACGAGCATCATTTTCTTCGTCTTCTGTAAATTCTAATATTATTTTTCCCATAATTTTTAATTTTAGTAGTCAGGACAGGAATCGAACCTGCTTCAGCTTTATCATTTTGAGTGCCATTAGCTGTTAGTCTCAACCCTGGAAGGTGCTGCGCTTTCCAAAACGCCACCTGACTATGTTACTATTAGTTCTTTAGCATTCTACTCCCAGCTTGAGGAATTGTATCTAACTTAGCCCTACTCACGCTGTGCGGGTACTAAAGTTTACTAATAGTTGCCTTTTTGAACGACGTCGAGAAGGCTAACTCTATCTCCTATACGATGAGAACAGTTACTTGAGCTTGTGTCAGAGGCTTACTGTGTTTTACGATCCCCTCGCGAGCGGGGCTAATTTTTTTCAATATGATTATGTATTAATTTTAATACCCAAGCGTTTTCATGCTCATATACACCACATACAATACCTGCTTCTTCTTCGGTGTCATAGTACTTTATAATACCATCTTTATCCTTCATGAAATCCATAGTCCTTAGATCTATGATAACATACTTACCTTCCATAGTTTAAAGATTTTCTATTTCTTCTTTTACTTCGTTCCAATAAGTTACTTCGGCTTGTGAATCATTGTAAAATGACGCTACTTTTAATATCTCATCTACTGCTATTAAAGCGCATTCTTTAGCCATTTCATATTCTATTACGCTTCCACCTGCAATCCAATTGAACATTTTGTTTACTAACTGTTCTGCTTTTACTTTTACTTCCATAATTATTTAGTTTAAAATCGTGCTAAAGGATCTGAAGTGATGATACCACCATCTTTTTCACCTCGTGAAGTTAACATTTGTTCCTGTGGTATTACTTCAACTATAACGCCGTTAGCAGTGAATTTACCACCCTGTTTTAGCAACTTCGTGAACAGCGTTGTGTGCTTAGGTTCCCACGTTTTACTCGCTTCTACTACCACTGCTTTGTCTACTACCTTACCATCGAATTTGATAGTAATGTTTTTTCTAATTACTCTTGGTGATATCATGATTTGTTTTTTAAGTATTGTTCTGTATCTTTTTTTAAGAAGTTATGTACTTTATCTTTAAACCATAGGTCAAATTGTTCTGCTTTTCTTAAGAAGAAACCAATTATACTAATTGATACTAAAATTATTAATATTATGTTAATCATAACCCTTATTTTTATTATATCTAAATATACGTATATACTTCTCGATAGCCAAACTTTTTGTTAGAGGAGTTTTTTCATCTCTTGCGATTTTTGGTTAAAGGGGTTAGTTCAAAAACGGTACATGGTTGTGGGATATACGTATATACAAATCGATCTGTAAAGATCGTTTACGATCTGAAGGTTAATCCATTCCACGGAGTTTCAGGACTACCGGGTATATGGATATCAACGCGCATGGTAGCGCTTACGTTGTACTGTATATGTACATACCGTGTACACGCGCACTCCCGCGACACAGGAGGATCAAGCGTGGTCAGATATGTAAACCACCTCTTCACTAGTCAGTGACACATGAATTTCATCGGCGATCGTCTTTACCAAATTAGGTGACAGTTCACCATGTGGCACTTGCTGGCGATGCACTTCCATCATCACTAGTGCGGCGTTGTAACTCATTGTTGTCATCATCGTTGGTAATACCATTGGATAAAGTTTTCACATGAAACATATGGACCGACAAACCTAGATACTCCATTCTGGTCTAACACCTCAAAGGCAGGTGAGTAAGGTGAGTATCGATTGTATGGGTCCTGAGGGAAGTCATTCATCGTCTTCCCAGTGTGTACGATTGTGAATTTTTTAGTGTTCATGTTGTTATTATTTTTTTGTGTTCTCACGAATACCCATTAAAACGATAATCATGATTAATTGGAGTAATGTTGATACCCAGTAATAAGCGTGTTCCATATTGTTATTGTTTTTTAATTATGACTAAATATAACATCACCTGATCGGGAAGCCAAACAAGAGGTTACTTACTTATGTACCATCTGTCGCTGTTATACCTAGCGATGTCGTTTGTCTCCGCCAGCAACTGGTACTGCTGACCGACACTAGCATAGATATCCTCCAGAGCGTCTGACACCAGTAATCGCTCTCCCAGCAACTGTGCAAACGTATCATTGGATCTGTCTACTGTATCCTGGTCGGTCAATATTTTGAAGTAAGACGCTTCCGCTACCTCGCTGATGAACATACCTGAGTACATGCCCTTGAGGTTGTAACGACGGACGAACTGGTCGGCGTTACACCAGATGAATATACTGTTGTCCTTGTGCGCTAGCGCTTCCGCTACCAGTGAATCCACGATGTACAGACCTGTTCTGAACCCAGATACGTTTAGCAGTCCACCTGGCGTTCCATGGCCTAACATGATCACCTGATCGTGCTCATCTACCATGTCCATGAGCTCTAGGCGGCTACATCCTGTAGTCACTAGCGTGACGTCTGGTAGGCGATTGTATATTGGCGCTAGAAAGTCTGTGGACTCGTCTGTCGGGTGTATTACTAGTCGTTTCATTTGTTTCGGCTTATTAATATTAATGCTCCAATACCACCTATGGCTACTATAAGTGCTAGCGGTATCCATAATGGACTAGTCACCCACCACCAGCTCCAGTCGATGTTGCCTGTTAGTTTTAAGGTCATGAATATGAGGAATAATACTGTTCCGAATCCGATCCCGTTTGATGTGTTATTGTTTGCCATTATGCTGTTATTAATGTTATTATTACTGCCGCTACTATTATGATGAATCCTGCTAGGTACAACATCCAAAATGTAGACAATCCTTTACTCTTAGGTTTACTACCCTGGCTCGCTACTGTGTTCATGACCTCGAGTACCTCATCTGGTGAACACCATCCGCGAACATCATCATGCTCGCTCAGTTTCATCCATTTACCATCTGGGCCCCATGCTGCAATTTCAGCTGTGGTCTCACCTCCATCCGAGTAATTGGTTTTACTAAACTGGACACTCATAGTGTATCCATTCTTGAATGTCATATGGAACCCATTATGATATTCTGTTTGTGTTGCTTTAAATTTGTTCATATATTTAATGCTTGTCTTTGTGTATTAATAAACCACTCTATTGTCTTAGCGTCTTCTTTAACCTCATTACTGGCGTCATCTAAAACACATATGTCAAAATATGATCTGTGATACTCCATACTGTCATGGTAATTTTTAAAGTTAGGTTTGATAAACGTTACTCGTCCTCCGTCCCCATCATCTACTACCTCGTAACCTAATGATGTTACCATTTCAAATACTAGCTTGTTAAGCTCTTTTCTTTTTTCTGTTTTATTCATGTTCGTGTTATTTAATTATGACTAAATATAACATCACTTTATCCAGAGGCCAAACCTAGGTACGGAAAAGGGCCCCAATGGGGCCCACATCCTATATAATTAAAAACACACATGAACTACTTAACTGATCCTCTCTAGGTACATGTCCCCAAAGATGTCATCTATTTCATCACTTATTGAATCCGCATCCAAATTAATCGCATCCTCGATCTCACTGTTAACGTTATTGGCAAGTGTACTATTGTCTAACTCCACCTCAATCACATTACTCCAGCTATTTAACTCTAGTGTGACCAAGTCATCTGCGCTTAAATCCATATTACTAACTGCTTCCTTAACTGAGGAGATCACTCGTTCCGTCAACCTAGTGGCAAAGTCGATCATCTCTGCTCTGGTAAGGTAAACATGTCCTGCGTATTTATCATCCTGTGTTACCACATATTGACTGTCTACGGTTCGATCCGCTTCGCTGAAACCAGCACTATCGAATTCAGGACCTTCGTCTTCCACCTCCACAGGCGGTTCATTACACCCACAATCACACTCATGGTACTCTCCACTATAACAACTAACTGCTTCCTCAGGTTTAACTTGTGCCTTTAAAGTAGCAAATTTTTCTTCTAATTCTATTAATTGCTGTAATATTGTCTTCATGTTATTTGTTTTTATTATTGATCTAAATATAACATCCTAATTCCCCTAAGCCAAACTTAAGGTTATCTAAATCTATATTTCTTTACCTTATAATCAATTACCTCTTCATCCACCTCATCCTCCTCATCAACGTCCTTCTGATGACTCATCACTCGGTGAACCGCTGCTTCCTCATCCTCAGCATCCACAAAATAAACTCGTTTAACTGTTTTCAAAACTGTTTCTTCTACCTTAAATGTCTTCATGTATTTATGTTTTTTAATTATAATTGAATATAACATCCATGTCCTGTTAAGCCAAGCAAATGGTTAATTAAGGTAAAACCCTATCTCATGTATTTCATTTTTAGCGAATGACTTAGCGGAGTCTAGGAAGTGCAGGTGCAAATGCAAGGCGTTTATGTCATCCATAATCTGCTGAGTTGGTCTTAGGTCTAGGTACATCATCGAATTGTGTTCTAGTTCCTGTATCTGTTTCAACGCTTGGTCTATCGATTTGTTAGCCGTGGCTAGTATTTCTAGGATCTGATGTGCCTGTAAACGCTCTAATACCTCGTCGGTGTGTTTATTGTAATCCATGTGTTTCAATTTAAAATGTTATATAATCAATTGCATTTTCCCCTACTCCTTCACCATCAAGTGTTACCTCATAATTCGGGTCCATCCCAGAGATCATAATATGGGCGATTAAATCACCTAACGATTCAAATTCAGCTGTGTAATACGAACAATTCAAACTATACATATACTTGTGTTTTTAATTATATCTGAATATAACATCCCTGTTCAGCTAAGCCAAACAAGATGGGGCCCCTTTGGGCCCCTACTTGTAAAAACACACACATGGCTGGGTATTAACCCACTAGCTCGATAGTCTTCATACGACGACGAGACATATTGTACATAGCGTTCGCTACGTCTTGGTTCACCGAACGGTTACCATTAATGATGTTTGAAACGTGACTGGTAGAATAACCAGTTGTTTCTGCTAGGCGAGCAGTGTCACCTTGTCTTTGACGTGCATTGTAGAACGCCAATTTTGCTGTACGATTTAATTTACGCATAACTTTAATTAATTATTTATTTATATCTCAATATACGATAGTACTAGTGATAGAGCAAGCTATCCTTAAGAAGGGGAAAGACCTAAGCTGATCAGGCCTAGGTCTCCATTGTTGGGGCGCTTTGCTTCGCGTTCGAATCCCATGAGTAAGTTGGTTATTCATCTTCCGGCATACGTTCCAGTCGACATAGCCTTGCCTAAGGGCCTTCCTCATTGTTACCAGATTAAATGTCTCATAATCAACCCTTAGGTCCTATAATCTCCCCTCGAGTCTCATAATCAACTACTGGTATTTGTGTAGTCAGGACAGGATTCGAACCTGTTACTCGATTAGTCTCTAGTACCTTACCGTGTGTTTGTCTACCCTTACACCACCTGACTATGTTGCCGTCTGTTCCGAGCTGTCAACCACTTTTAGGATTTTGTAGTCAGGACAGGATTCGAACCTGTATGAGATTTACTCTTTTGGATACCCTACCACTAGCAAGGAGGTGTTTGATTACTCATTCGCCTCCGAGTGGCATTTGCGTCTACCAAGTTAACATTGACCCCGTAGTGGATTCTAACCACATTGTTTTTACCTCTAGAACGGGGTTGTTAACATTCCGCCACCTGACTATATTGTTTTTTACTTCTTCTTTGTGTTCTCACGAATACCCATTAAAACGATAATCATGATTAATTGGAGTAATGTTGATACCCAGTAATAAGCGTGTTCCATATTGTTATTGTTTTTTAATTATGACTAAATATAACATCATTATTTCACAAAGCCAAACAAGTGGTTACTTATTTTTACCAGTATATGTATCTGTCTGTGAGTGGCAATTCGGGCATAAAAATCTTAAATTCTCTAATCTATGGTCCCCATTCTTACCATTTATATGGTCTAGGTGAAGTGCTAACTGTTTTTCGTTCCACTTACTTATACCACACTCACTACACTCATACGGTAATAAACCATCTTTAATGATCACTCGTCTGACACTAGCTCTATTAGCATAGTCTTCTAGATTCGTGATCCGTTTTTTAATATCCTTTTTAATACCCTTACCTGCTTGATTCGGCTCATAACAGCCATATTTAACAGCATATGTTTTAAAGGTATTAAAGTGTAACCCTAAAGCAACTGCTGCTTTAGCCATTGTTGGTTGTTGGTTACATATTTCAATGAACGTTTCTTTACTTATGTCTTTAGGTTTCATATCTATCAATCTTATGTGTCTATCATAAATATTGACATTTACCTAAAGGTAGTAGCCGGAGTCGGGATCGAACCGACATTCCCTATGGGAACAACATTTTAAGTGTTGCGAGTATACCAATTTCTCCACCCGGCCATTTGAGGCTTACGCCTCTGTGGTTTCAGTTTTCGCTTTCGCTGGGCGTCCGCGTTTAACTGTTCCTCCGTTTGCTGCAACTCGTGCTGCGCGGGCCGCTAATCGTGTTTGACGTGCGCTACCCTCTACTACTGGTCTTCCTTTTTGTGACATAACCTTTATTTATTTGTTTTTATTATTTATCTGAATATAACATCTTGATCCCCCTAAGCCAAACTTATTCGTGGATAAGATTCACTTCTTTTACCACTTCTGAAACGTTAAACTCTCGCTCCTCAGCCACGGCTATAAGTTGTTTAATCTGTAGTGCGTCAAAGGCGTTATCTGGGTTTAATACGTCGGTTAAGGCCGTTATAAACGTCTTAAATACCGCATCATCCACATTGTGATAACTGATAACTCCTTTAATAGTTCCAATTAACTTACCGTAGCGGGCGTGAATTGATTGTTCTGCGTCTTTACCTGGCTCAATTACTAAATTTTTCATATATCTGTTTTTAATTATACCTGAATATAACATCACCCTACCTGGAAGCCAAACCTGTCTTGTCCCTCCTGTCCGGATCTTCCTACCGGATCCACCTACCCGATAATCCTGCGGCCATAGCCGGGCATTAGGCCGCCTACCCGATACCCCTAACGCAATACGTTGCCCGATACCCCTAGACGAAGAATGGGCGCGTTTCCGCACCCGATTCCCCTATAATTAAAAAACACACACTTTATTCCTCTTCGTCCGCCTCAGGCAAACTATACTCTACCTTACTAAACCCAATTCTATATTTGATATATGATTCAGTATCACAATCTCTGTTTTTACTAAAATATATCTTTCTACTATCGCTACCTTTAATTCTATCAATATGACACATTGCTTCAGTCATGTGTTTTAAGCGGTTACTACCTGCAAAATCACCTGCTTTAGTTACCTGTTGAATGTTAATGAACGATGTGTACTTTTTTAATTTGTTACCACCTTTCTTAACTGTCGATTGTAAGTTCAAAAACCATAACTCCGCAGCGCTTTCAGTTGTACGGTAAGTATCTTTAAACATCTCAATTACCTCAGCAATACTATCAATCGCAATCACATCATAACCTTGGTCGAACACATACTCCATTGTCTCACGAACCGTTTCAGTATAGTTCTTCAAAAATAATGTCGGTACAACCTTAAAACCAGGCATACGTTTACAATATTTGAAGTGACCAATTTCATCCATCTCACCACTCACAAACAATACCTTTTTACCTCTAGCCGCTAATTTAGATAACATATCTAATACCACTGTACTCTTACCTGAACCTGGTCCGCCGCAGATAATCATATTAACAGCAGGCATCAAACCCTTATCTGTTGATAAAATTGAATCCATCAATGTTCCAGTTGACATTGGGCGAAATACAGATTCGTTAAATGACAGCTCAGAACCTTTAAATATTTGAACTGATTTTGGGTCGAACGCTACTGTTTCTTTAACTTTTGGCTTACGACCTCTTTTCTTTTGCATTACTAAATTTTTCATGTGTGTGTGTTTTTTATTATGAATTAAATATAACATCCATGTTCGGCAAAGCCAAACAAGAGGTAACAAATGTTACCCTTGAATCATCCTACCCTCCTCAAATATAACCCAACTAAAATCTGAGTAGTGTTCGCCTGGTGATAAGAATTCCTCTTTAATTAAATGATTATTTAACTCATCTTTAAAACATCTAATAGATGTAAAATCATAAATGTTATTACGATCTACAAAGATCAAATAGGTGTAAATTTCTTGATACATGTGTTATTATTTTTTAATTATACCTAAATATAACATCACTCTCCCCAAAGGCCAAACAGAGGGACACATTCCTGTGCCCCTCCATTTAAAGGTAATTTTACTTACCTAAACCCTCTAATACAGTCTCAACTACACTCTCAACATTCTCATCATCCAACACCCAATCAATACTATCTACAACCTCACTTAACACTCTACCTCTACTAACTTTAACTTCTAAACCACCCATTAAATCACTATTACGTTTAGTGTATAAGGCACTTCCAAAATCAAAATTATCTTTTTTACTCAACTCATACTTCACACCATTTGCAACGGCATTACTAATTGTTTTAGTAAATTCAATTAACTCCTCTTTTGTGAAAGTAATACTTTCATTGTTAATTTCGTTTTCTAACTCTGCAATTTTTGCTTTTAAACCTAACAATTCTGCGAACTTGTTCATACTTTTTTGTTTTTAATTATTATTTTTTTATTTGATTAAATATAACATCCCTTTATTACAAAGCCAAACCTACTTTTAAATACTTACCTCACAAATACCATAGTCGGTCAAATCATCAAAATCATCATCAAATACATTTCCTATGTCAAAACCTGGAAATTCAAAGTTATACTCCCAATCTGTGTGGTCGGTAACTGATAATACTAACTCCATTCCTCCGTGACCTTGATTTTTTAACTCTGTTAATTGGTCGATTAATTCTTGTACTGTCATGTGTTTATATTTTTTAATTATACTTAAATATAACATCAATTGTTCGCGAGGCCAAACAAAAGGTGAGGGAGGTTTAACCCTCCTTTTGCGTCGATAAGAACATCTCTGCTTGGGTCCAATTCTGAAACCATGGATTGTCGCCGTATTTATTTACACCTACATGTAGATCTATCTGGCCTGGAAAGTGATAGTCGATGTGCCTTAACACCTTCTGCACCAGTGAGGACTTGACGTACACCCAAAACTGCCCTCCCTCGCTGTCATACAAAATTCCTTCTCTTGGCTTAAATACCTCTTTAAGTGAGTCTTCAATGGTGTAGTGGGACAATTCCCCCTTAGCGCACCCTGTTAGCTCAATTGTCAGCCACTCACTTTCAGGGATCATCTCCTTAATTTCTCTATCAATTATATCGGCGTACTCTTTGTAGGTCTGTCTTTCAAAATCCGTGGGCGCTCCTTCCTTGGCGTACGTTTCCGTCCACGCATTCTTTTTTAACATTATTTTTTTAGCAACCTCTTTTTTTAGCTCTTGTAGTGTCATATGTGTTTATTTATTTGACTAAATATAACATCCCTTCCCCAGGGGGCCAAACCTTCTTGTTCCCCCTTTGGTTTCCCCTACCGGGTCCCCCGACCGGGCCATGTCCGTTCCCCTACCCGTTCCCCCTTTTGTTCCCCCTGCGCGTTCCCCCGCGGGGGATCCCCATTTATTTGCCCCGGGGGTGGGGAATTTTTGTATATATTTTTTCGATAAAGAGTTTGGCTTGTGCTGGCGAGGTGGGTTAACACTCCCCTGCCCTCATACTACCCATTCTCCCTACGTTTGTCACATACCGTTCTTGTATATACTTATATTTGGATATGTGAGTCACACTTGTTCTTCCGTTTGTCACACTTGGTTCCCCTACTCGTTCACCCTACTTGTAAACTTTAGTTTACCCTACCCTTTCTCCCGTACTTGTTCCTCCTACGTTATCACATTCTGTTTTCCCCTACCCTATACTCCTACCTGTTCACCCTAACTTGTTCCCCCTATACTCCGTCCTCGAATGAGTAATTTTTTCCTTCCACCGTCTTGTTCCCCCTACTTGTTTCCCCTGAACTATATTCTCTAATTCCGCTCTTTCCCTCCATATGTAATTCATAATACCGCTCACCGTCTCTTATAAACCAGTTTTGTATTCCATCTATTGGTTCTCTATCGTAAGCGTTAACTATTATGTCATGTTCTTGTTTCATCAATGTTTCTATATTTTGAGACATCCAATAATGAAATTGGTTTTCACTCATTTTATAGTAGTTGTCTTTAATTTGTTGTAGTGGTGTTAGTATCATATTTATTTTTATTTTTTATCTCTCCATTCCCATCCCAAACATACCTTCATCATTGTACGATGAAACCAATTAGGTTTAGTTTTAAAACAAATACAAAATCCAATCTCACCTCCTAAACAGTACATACCAACATAATTAGGTATTGCAGATATACACATTGATGGTTCTTGGGTTGTTGAGGCTTTAACGGTTACCAAATTATCAGCATATTCACTAACTTGTTGTTTAACATGTTCTGGTGTCTCATTCATTAGACGTTCTACTATTTTAGTTTTCATCTTCTAAGTTTATATTTGTTAGTTCAATGAGTGCTTCTTTTTGAGTATCCACTTCATATTTTGTATACGGATAAAATTCTACACAATACACCTTTACATGCTCAAACTCTAATCCACCATTGAAATCATCTACTTCATAGATATGATGTCCTTCAAGTTCATCTGGGTACTTACTATTGTTATTTACCCATTCAATATACTTAGCTTTATTATCTGTTCCTATTCCATAGTACTCATCTATTCCATCTTTGAGATCTTTCTCTGTATGGGCAGTTGCTATTGGTTTGCCGTAGTGTGATAATGCTACGTATGTTACTCTAATATATGTTCTCATAACCATCCTTGTTGTTTTAAAAATGCTAAAAATGATCTAAACCCATCTACATCTTCTCTACTCATGCCATCCCCAACTAATAATGTATTAATTGACTCAGGATTATTTTCAAGTACTCCCTTAAACCAAGCCATACTATCCCAGTGATCTTCTACCCATGGTTTAATACGTTTGTCAGTGAACTTAATATCAATATTATCATGGTATTCACCTTCTTCAAATAAACCATCTTTTGCTATAATGGTTGCTTCATAACAGAATTTATCTGTTTCATATACAAATCCTTTAAAGGCAGTTACATCTTCTCTCTTTAATGGTTTTATTTCCTGTGTGGGTTGGTTATCTTCTCGAGTGTACCATACCCCATTTAATTGTATTCTATCTTCCATATTATATTCTTTTAACGTGATGATCTTTTGGTAATGATAATTTATCAATTGGTCTAGATACCATTTTAATTAATATATCATCCATTTCAATTGGCTCCAAATCATTTAGTTGTTTTTAGCTACTATTGTAAATTCAATAACACTGTTATTATTGTTTTCATTCTTAAATTGTACCTGCCCATAGTTAGAATTCTCACCCGATTCAATGTCTGACACTAATGTTT